GTCTGCGCAGGCGTAGTCGCTGCGGCTTGGCCTTGGTTGGTGGTTGGGGCGGCCCCCGTCAGCATTTCAGTCATGCTTGTCTTGCGCGGCTTCGCGCATCATCAGCGGGTAGAGGTCGGAGCAATGCAGGTTGACCAAGCTCAGAATCCTGCGCGCCGCATCTCGCCTACCTTCCTCAAAGGCCATGACCCCGAAGTTGGTGTTGAAGATGGAGTGAAAGACTCCGGCCTTGGACAGCAACCGATGCACAATGCGTCGGCCCTGCTTCTTGCCCATGAGCCACTTCACATCATCCACTTCCGCCTCAGAGGCCAGACGTTCCCGCAAAGCTCTGTCTTGCTCTGCGGCCTTCTGGCCTTCGATGTCGTGTGGGTTGTAGTCGCTCACTACGCCGACGCTATGGACGGCGCAAATACTCTATGCACCCCGTCACAGGGCGGAGACCACGACCGTCAGAATGCGCGCCAACGCCTTCGTCCACGCAGCGCGCACGATCTCCTGTACCTTGATGCGATGGGCCATGGCCCGATTCTGCGCTTCGGCGGACAACGACCGATAGATGCTGTCCACATCCTCGCCTCTAGCTATGCGAATCGGAAGCATTGCCGCATCTTCGGCCATTGCGAGCAAGTTTGCCCGCAGCCGAGGGTCTTCGACATCGGTCTTCAGAGACTCCAGCAGGGCATGCAGCTCGTCTTTGACGATCGACTCGATCTGGTTGGGCACAGCCATCAGCGCACCCCAGCGGACTTGGCCGCCGCCATCACGCGCTCGCGCCACGCCTCAAGCCCTCGAAGGTATGTCGCCTTGTCCGCATCCGACAACTTGGTGTCGTCTTCAACGTACGATGCGAACATAGGCGCAAACCATTCGTACGTTGCCACATCCGCCGACGCCATCTGAGCGTCTGGGCAAGCGCACGCAGCAAGAAGCAGGGACGCCGCAAGCGCGGCACGACGGACGAGGGTGTTCATGCGATGTTCTTCTTGTGCAACAAGTCTAGCATGCGCTGTTCGCGCTTCTCCGCTTCGTCGCGGACCTCGCGGACCATCGTGTGGGTCGTCTCAGCGAACGTGCGCGAAATCATGCTGGTCGTCTCTAGGTGCTTCTGCGTCAACTCGTCGTGAGCCTTCCGCATGCGTTCTTCGCGCTGCAAGAAATACCACGCTACTCCGAATGCCAAGCCGCCGCTGCCGACGCCAAGAAACTTGTCCCACGGGATAGCGGCGATGTCCGTTTGTGGCATTGCCGATCCGGTGACAATCGCAACACTGCCTCCGGCGACAATAGCCGCAAGGCCAGACAAAATTGCGTGGCTCATGCTTACAGCCATAACATTCGTGTACTTAGAAGTTTAGCGAAAAAGGCAAACATCTTTTTTCTGTTTTGCCGCTAAGAGTTTCCGTGGCTTATTTCCAGACCCCGGACACCTTGACGAAGGTTGTGCAGGTCTTCCAGACCCCGGACACCTTCAGCCAGACCGTCGCCTGCTTCCACACGCCGCCGACCTTGAGCCAGACGACCGTGTTGGTCGGTGGTGCTCCAGTCGGTGCGAGCAGAGTCAGCAGCATGGCTAGCTAGCGCGCAGGACTTCGAGGTCGGCAGCGATCTGCGCCATCTCGGCGTCGATCTGCTCGATGCGGTCCACGTCGCCGATGCGAAGCGCGCAGGTGCGCTGCGTGCCAAGGTTGACCAGCGCGACCTCGTACAGTTCGATCCGTTGGGCGGTGTTCATCAGATCACCATCTCACGCAGGTGGATCGTTGACGTGTTGTGAACCATGTGGACGTAGAAGATCTCCGTCGCGCCGTCCTTGTAGACCACGTCGAACGCTGTGTCGCCGACGATCGCCGCGCCCTGCGGGTACAGCATCGTCGACCACGGGAACATCTCAGACCGGGCGAAGTCGAACGCGAACCAGCGGCCCGTCGCCTCCTTCTGGAGGTAAAGGATGCCGTCGAGCAGCGCGTACTTGCTGCCCGTCGTGAACGTCTCCGCGTTCGGCGAGTAGGTGATCGTCGCCCAGGTGTTCGCCGCGATGTCGTAGCGGTGCAGGGCCGCCGTGCCCGCGCCCTGGAACGAGTAGATGTACCGCCCGTTCAGGATTGCCGACTCGTTCGTCCAGTCGCTTTCGGTCGCGCTGTGCACCCAGTGAGCGCTCATGCCCGCGCCAGGAGCCGCCGCACGCGCCGCACCGGGCGACAACGTGCTCCAGGTGTTCGCCGTGATGTCGTAGCGGTAGAGCGTGACGGCGTTGTTGCCCAGGTAGTAGAGGAAGTTGTCGTTGCCCTCGATCGCGTAGACGCTGGTCGCGTCCGGCGTCGTGGTCCACGTTGCAACGGTGAGCGTGTCGGCGGTGTTCGCCGTGATGGTGCGGATCTGGCCCGCGCCGGTGCCGCCGGTGATTCGCACCTGCGAGTTGATCCACTGGCTGGCCGTCCAGGTCTTGCCCGTCTGCACGAGCGTCGTGGCCGTCGCGCTCGTCGCGGTGCCGGTGGCGAACGTCTTGAAGTCGCCGTCGATGATCGACGGCGTGGCCACCAGCTTGCCGTCGGTGCCGAGCGAAGCCGCGAGTCCCGCCTGCGCAAGCGTCGTGTAGGTGTTCGTCGCGTAGTCGTAGACGCGGAAGCTGCCGGCGGCGAGCGTGCCCCCAGTCAGCAGATACCATCGCGGCGTCAGCAGGCGGTACACCGTCGAGGCCGAGAACGCGCTCGCCTGCGTCGCTACCGTGATCACCGCCGTCGCGCCCACCGTGTTGCGCACGATGTCGAGCACCGCACCGTTGTTCGGACCCGACAAGATGTGGATCTTGTAGCCGCGCAGGTCACGCGCCAACGTCTGGTTGGTCGTGATCGTCGAGGTCGTGCCCGCCGTCGCGGTGAGCGACGCCGCGCCCACCGTCGAACCCGTGGACCATGCGCTAGCCACCGCCGACGCGCCAGCTGCCAGCGCGGGAGTCAGAGCCGGCGACGCAAGCAGCACCCATCCGTCCTCGCTCGGGTTGTAGATGTACGCCTCCGTCGCGCTGCGGAGGAAGAACTGCTGCTGCCGGAAGTGCCGCGACGAGGCGATGCACGATGCGGTGGCGGTGGCGATTGGAGCGGGGTTGCAGAACTCCCACCGCTTCAAGTCGAGGATCTTGCGATTGCCGTTCGTTGTTGCCATGTGTCAGTTCACCGAGATGTTGCGGCGCAGATTGTCGGACTGCATGTGCAGCAGCGCCGGCATGTAGTCGTTTGCGGCGAAGCCGCCGATCTGCGTCTGATTGGTCAGTGTGCTGACGGTCGTGACCGTCGCAAGCGTCTGTGATCCTGCGATGCTGGCGGTGACGGCGAGGTTGGCCGCCGTCGGCTGCCTCGCCTCCATGATCGGCCAGCCCTGCGCAGACGGCAGCGACTGGCCGATACTCCGCGTCAGCGAGTGGACCGCCATGCGCAAGGCCTCGATGGATTCGACCAGCTCGCCGTACGCGGCGACCGGCAGCGGGTTCGTCGCGCTGGTGTCCGTCGCGGTGCCGTCCGCACCATGCACGGGCTTCACGCGCTGGAAGAGAACGCCGCCGATCTCGTCGGCTGCGACCGTTGCGCCGGTCCCTGGGGTGTATCCTACGTTGTCGGCCATGGTCAGACGTACTGGAGGTAGATGTCGCCGTCAGCGCCGCCGGTTGGCGACGCCGTTCCGCTGCTGATGTTTTGCGTGGCCGCTGTGCCAAGCCCTAGCGTTGTACGCTGCGCCGAGGCGCTGGCATCGTCAAGTATGGCGCGGCCCGCAGCTGTGCACGCGATGGTTTCTGGAACGCCTGTTCCAGCCGTTTGGCGACCAATCAGCGTGTCGGTGGCGAGGTTCGCCATCTTTGCCAACGTGACCGCGCCCGTGGCGATCGTAGTCGTGTTACTGCCGGCGGATGCCTCGACATCGCCAAGCAACTGGCTGCGCCTGATGCCGCTACCGTGGAACTCGACACCGTTGCCTACGCCGACTTCCTGCGATGCCCCGGTGCTACCAGCGTGCCGGCCAACCAGATGTTGGCTGGTGATGTCCTGCATTTTGGCGAACGTGACAGCCGCATGGTCGATGGTCCACGTTGCGCCAGACGCCGAGACGGTGATGTCGCCCTTGTCGCCGTCCGTCACGCCGCCACCAGTCGACTCCAGCGTGGTGCCGGTCATAGAAAGGCCAGCCCCGAGCGTGATCTCTTGCACGTCGCCCGAGCCGCTGTCGCCACGGCCAAGCAGCCGCGAGGCCGCCGAGACGTTCTGAATCTTGGCGTATGTCACGGCATCGTTGGCGATCGTCGCCGCGAAGCTGCCCGTGCCGCTGCCGGTGACATCGCCGGTCAGCGTGATGGTCTGATCGCCTGTGTTCGTGCCGCTGGTGGTGCCGCTGAAGGTGCCGTTTTGCGTTGCCAGCGTGCCAAGGCCCAGCGTCGTGCGCTGCGCTGCCTCATCAACGTCGTCAAGGAGTCTCCTTCCTGCCGCCGTGCATGGGATCTCCTCGATGTCACCCGGACCCGCCGAACTGCGCCCGAGCAGGCGATCCGTTGCGGTGACATCCTGTATTTTGGCGTAGGTTACCGCATTCTGTATGATGGTCCACGTTGCACCGCTATTGGTGACATCGATGTCGCCTTTCGTGCCAGTCGTAATACCTTGGCCTGCTTCCGCGACAAGTGCCCAATACGTCGTCCATGATGCGCCAACCCCAGGCTCGTCAGTTGCGCTGCTAGTATGGTCGAGGATGCAGACGTAGCTGCTCCCATCGTTGCTTACGACTTGCCCTCTGTAGTAGACGGTCACGCCCAATCTCCTACATAGCTAGAGACGAAGATGCCGTCGGGGATTGGACCGTCCCAAGGTCCGGCCCACTGCAAAACCGCAGCAGGTGGTTGGCCTGTTTGACCGGACGCTTGAATGACGTTGGTTTGCGCGAATCCCAGTCGCAGCACTTCACGACGCAGCACTTCGCCAGCCACAGGTATGTTTGTAGGCTGGTCGCGCTCGCCGCCGCGTCTGCTGCTTCCAGACATTACCAGAAGGCGACTGCGGTGGTGCCGGTCGTGGCGAACATGCGACGCGCCTTGATGGGCAGCCAGAGCGACTGCGCGGCACCCGTGGCAAACGACATTTGCGTCGTTCCGGTCCCGCCTACGACGGCGAGGGTGGTGTCAACGTCTACGCTGACCGTCGTGCTGGGGCCGACGTAGATCGCGTTGCATGGCGTCGCAAACTCCAAGACAAACGAGTTTCCAGACGCCGGGGCAGCGGTCAACGCCGTAGCTAGCACAAAGTTGGTGGCGTTGTCCTGCGCCACAATCGCAGTCTGCCCCGCAGCAGGACCATCAAGAAACCTAATCCGCAATCCGACCGAGTTGGACGTTCCCGTCTTGCCGTTTGGGTTGATGGTGGTCGTAGTCGAACCCGTGGTGACGGTGCCGTGCTGCGGAGTAGTACCCGCGTGTGCGACCGGAAACGGATGAGCCAACCCGTAGGTGTGCTGCCCCACGGGATCGACGTTGTAGAGAGGTGCAACCATGGTGACTAAAGCTCCGTTGACGCTGGGCTGTTGTAGCCGCTGAACATGTTCATCACATCGGTCAGCGCGCTGGGTTCGGTCGTCTTGGCGGCGGCCAAGTTCTTGGCGGTCTGCGAGGACTGCTGCATGACAGCTGCCTGTTCGCGTGCGGCCATCGCCTTGTTGCGCGCATCGCGCAGGGCCTGGGCCTTCTCAGTCGGCACGATGATGTTCGGATCGATGCCGAGCATGTCGCCGTAGCGATCGACCAGCGTGTCGGTGTCGAGCTTGTCAAGCACCTCGGGACGCATCTGCGCGACCGCGCCGACATTGCCGATGAAGCGATCCACCGACGAACTGCCAACGGCGCGCTGGGCCTGCGCGAGAACCGACACGAACTCGACGCCGAGGTTGACGCCGCCAAGCTCTTCTGGTGCCGGCGGAATGAGGCCCTGCTCCAGCATCGCGTCGAAGGTCAGGTCGATCAGCGGCTCCAGCAGTTCGTTCTGCAACCGCTCCATGACCGGGCCGAGCATGAGCAGCTTCTCCTCGTGCCGCTCTTGGATCTCTCGCGCAGTCATGTTGCTGCGGAGGTCGTTCTGCATCATCAAGAACAGGTCTTCGTAGAACGACCGGCTGATGCGCGAGCGAACGTCTTGGATGTCGTTGAGCAGGTACTGGAGGTTGAGGTTCGTCTCAAACGCAGTACGGATTCCCTGCTGCTGCGGCGCGTCGTGGAACGTGACGCCGCCCGGCAGCATGTTGACCGCACGGCCCTGCATGCTGGTCGGGGCCTGCAACGGCGGCTGGGTCTGGTAGTCGATGCCCTGCGCCTTGCGAAGTTGCTCGTGCTGAAGCTGGCGGATGTCTGGCAACGCCTCCATGCCGGGGCTGTTGCCGTAGACATCGTTTGCCGTCACCGACCAACGCGGAGCCAGCACCGGGAACTTCTCGAAACCCGACTCGCGCAGCACGACAGGCTCGTTGTTGCTCTGCTCGTAGTAGACCGAGCGGTACGGCATGTTCATCTTGTCGAGCTTCGACGGGTCGCGGTCGTAGCGAGGCTCGATGCAATGGATGATGGTGATGCCGCCTTCCAGCGTGCCACGGTCGTACAGCGTGCGTACTGAGTGCGAGCACTTGTCGTAGCCGAACTCGCGGACGACCTGCGCGACGGTCATCTCAAACTCGCGGTAGAAGACGCAGACCTTGCCTTGAGGGTCTTGCGACAGGCAGTACTCGCCTGCGGTGATCGGGTAGAGGTGGATCACCTTCTCGGGGTCAGGCAGCAGGATGGAGACGCCTGTGCCAAACGCGCCAAGCTCCTCGTACATGGAGTGCAGTGCGCGGTAGGCGTTCGACCGCTGGAACACCCGCATCATGCGTTGCTGAACGTCCTCCAGCCAGACCTTGACCGGGTGGAACTGGTTGAGGTCAGGGTCTGGCGCGGCGAGTCGGAACCACGGTCGCGCTGGCGAAGTCGCTCCGGCCATCAGGCCCGAGTTGAGCGTTCGCAGGGCGCGGGTCGCCGTGTTGTCGTAGATGTTGGTCTGCCGCTTGTTGCCCTTGTTTCGATCGGTCGTGTAGTAGCGACCCGACCACGGCAGCAGGTACTCGGTGATTTCGCGCCAATGGGTGTCCCATGACGTACGCTCCGTCTTGAGCGCGCTATGGCGCTCTTGAAGGCGTTGGCGAAGCGTACGCTTGTCCATGGTCACTCACCCAAGAGGTTGTTCTTGCCGATGCGGTCCATTTGGTCACCGATGCGGGTGTTGCCGGTCAGCAACGTGCTGGCGGCACCTCGGCCCTGCGCGCCCTGTTCGCCGGTCAGAAGGGCGGCGACATCCGGCGTCTTGCCTTCCATGCGGCGGCGTTCCGCGCCGGCCATCTCGCGTTCTGCGGTTGCCATGCGAGTCGCTTCGGTCTGCGCCTTCTCTTGCTGGCGAAGGGCTTGCTTCTGGCCTTTCTTGGCCGTTTCGGCTGCGTAGGTCGTCGCTGCGGCAGTTAGCGCGCTGCCGACGAGAATCGCCGCTGTAGTACCAATGGGCATGGTTACTTCCTGTAGGAGTTTTCGACGAGTTGGTAGCCCAGCTTGCCGTACAGATCCCCCACCTTTTGGCTGATGGATGGGATGCTGCTGACGATGACTTGGGCAGCGTCTTGGCCTTCGGCCCAGTTCTCAAACTGGCGCAGCATGCGGATGGCGGTCATGCCGTTGCGATGACCCGGCTTCATCCACCATGCGAGTTCGGCGGCGACCTTGTAGTTCGGTGCGCACCAAACTGGTGCCAGCATTCCCGCCAGAAAGCCGATCAGTTGGCCGTTGGTGTCTTCAGCGACGATGATGACACCATGCTCGATGACGTTGCTGAGGGTCGTGGCGAGGCTTTCGTCCGAGACGGCGACGCCCTTCAGCATTGGGTGCTGTTCAACGAAGGGGCGGCCTAGCTCTACGAGAGCCAGGATGTCGTCGTGGGTGGCATACCGCATTCTCGGCGACGCTAGGTCGCCAAGAAAAGGTTGATGCACCCCGTTAGCGCAGGTCCATCCGCAGGATGTCGTACGGGTTGTACTGGGCGTTGTCTCGGACGTTTGCGCGCCAGTCTTCCAGCAGGGTGCCGGTCTTGGTGGTCTGCATGAGGGCAAGGACGTAGGCGGTGCCGAAGTCTGGTGATCGTCCGATGCGTTCGTAGATTTCTTCGCGGCTGGCGACGGCGATGGTGGTGCCGACCGACTTCCACGTTGGCGCGCAGAGGTCTGCCAGCAGGCGCGGGTCTGGGGGCAGGCAGATGCCGGTGTTGTTGGCGGGATCTAGGGCTTCCCGCATCCGCCACCACAGTTCGCTGCGAAGGTTCTTGAAGGTGATGCGTCCGCTCTTGTCAGTCGAGCGCGCCGACTCGGCCACGTTGACGCCGATGGTCTGGTGCCCCATCTCCCGCAGGAAGTCGTAGGGCGAGCTTCCGACGCCGATCACATCGATGTGGATCGGGGCTTGGTTGCGCTTGGCTGCCATGACCAGCGCGGCCACGGTCTGCCCGTCTGGGGTCTGGGTGCCTGGGTAGACCAGCGGCTGGTTGAACCACATGCCATGCCGGCGGGCGATGATGGTTTGGTCCCGACCGCCACGGGCAACGTCCACGCCCAGGCTGGTCATCTCGTCCAGCTTGTCGGGCATCTTCCAGCGGGCCTGTGCTGCCTCGACCCAGCCGGTGGGGATGACTTGGAACGGGTCGTCCTCCATGCCGGCGGAGAAGTCGCCGTACAGCATCTGGCTGCGCAGAGGTTCTGGCAGGCTCTGTAGCTGCGCCATGTAGCCCGTGCCCATCAGGTAGGGGTTGTCAGCGATCCGCGACGGGATGAACGTCCTGGACTGCGGCAGGATCTTCTCTGCCCCCGACATGAACGGCTTGCCGTCCGCGACCTCGACCTCCTTGCCGTCGATCACGGCGAACCACCGCAGTTCGCCCGGCTGGGCAGGGTTCGGGTGCTTCTTGTTCAGCCACGGGCCGAAGTACTCGACCACCCACCGACCTTCGGCGGTCGTGGGCGGGTTGAACGTGAACAGGGCGCGGCACCGCTGCCTTTGGTCGGTCGTGCGCAGCCAGCCCAGCAGGAACCGGACGGCTTCGACCCGCATGTTCGACGCCTCGTCAAAGACCAGCAGGTCGTGTGGTCTACCCTGGTACTTGCGTTCTTCGCCGGGGTTGGGAAACGACCCGAACTCGATTTGAACCTGTGCCCCGTCAGGACGCTGGAACCGCCAGATGTGGTCCTTGCCGTTGTAGCCGTCCTTCGTCTTCAGGATCTCCCCGATCCGGTCGATGATGCCGACCAGTTCGGTTCCGTTCTGGCGGAAGATCCCCACCTTCTGGTGCTGGGTGATCGACAGGCCGACCGCTAGATCCGATTTTCCTCCACCAGCCGCGCCGCCGTACCCAACCACATCGGCCTTGCTGTGGAAGGCCATCGTCTGCGGCCCAGGCAGCGGCCTCCACAGCGTCGTGTCCGCCGCAAGAAGTTCGTCCAACTCCTTCCGCTTCTCGGGCGAAAGGCGAGCAAGAACCTCAGGACTGATCGTCGTCACACTCGAAAGCGTACTTGTGGCCGGCCTTCTTTGCAGCCTCCAGCCGCCCCTGAGCCTGCTCCATGGCCCAGTCCTTCAGCATCGTGCCGGCGTCGTTCGTCGCCAAGCACAGCGAGTAGAGCTTCGTCTCGTCGTAGGGGTTGCGCTGCCCCTCCAGCATGATCGTCCCCATGCCGGACATCTCGGACATAATCGGGCCAACGGCCTGCCCGAACAACTGCGTCAGCCGCTGGACTGCCTTCGCCAGAGCCTCGTCGCCGCCCTTGAACATCTCATCGGACGCCCCGGCGAGAGAGATCATCTCGCCACGGAACGTTTCAAGCGACTGCTCGCAGCGCATCAGCCAGCCGTCAAAGTGGTTCATCATCGGTAGCTCCCTACAGGTAAAGTCTGGGGGTCTTCGACACGACGAGTGCCGAAGCCCCCCAGGTCAGTTGACCCGTCAGAAACGAGCGAAACCAACGGGCTGGCGGCAAGACTACCGGCTTTCGTGTCTGCGGTCAAGTCCTACTTGAAGATGTTGGTTTTCAGGGCACGGCGACGGCGAAGGTTTGTGCGGAGTGCAGTGCTCGTGCGGTGTTGAGTTCGAGTGGCGAGGCCATGCTCAACCAAACGGCGGTGGTGTGTACATGCACGGGTTCCAGTTTGCGCAGCCGCAAGCCGGCTGGGACCAAGGTTGCGGTGTCGCTGTTGATGTTCGGCCCGTTCCACAGTTCTGCGGAGCCCCATCTGGCCTTGACCGAGTTGGGCAGCATGATCGTTGGAGGTGCCAGCGATGAGCCTGCGTAGACGACGCTGGCTTCGATCTGGGCCATGTAGCGCATACCGCGAGTCCATCGAACGGTGCAGATCATGCCGACGCTGGGATCGATCATGCGCATGCCGCGCAACACCCAAAACGGGCCGTCTTGTTCGACGATCTGGAAGTTCAGGACGGTGCCGTCGATCTCCAACCATGCACCATACTCCACCGCCCAGTCAGGCGGGGCGCTGACGGGCTGCGCCGACGGAACGCATGCCGCAATGTCAACCTGTTCCGTGCCGAACGCCGGGATGAACGTCCGGACCCACACCGTGGACGCCCCCGGCTCTTGTTGCGCTCCAGCGTGGTAGCTGGCAAAGGACATCGGGTCGAAGCCGGTCAGCGATGGCGTGACCAACGTCGTCTGCGCCGGCAGCCATCCCAGCATCGGCCACGGCGTCGGGTTGAACAGGGTGACGACCTGCGCAGGCAGCACGCAGGCCAACAAGGCCACAACGGCAAGAACAACGGTTTGCATCACCCCAACCGTACACGCTCGACCGAAGCTGCGCCAGCACCGAGCAACTCCCACCCATTTACGCTGACGCGCATCTGTTACGCCGAACATCGCCATTTGTTACGCTCGGCACCGTAACGAAACGCCTCCGTTACGTAACGTTACGCGTAACGCCAATCGGCAAGATTCTGAGAGCCGCCACACCCCAAAAACACCAGGGGAACACGGATTCCCAAGGAATCTCTCCTACGCAGACCAACTTCGGCGTTGAAAAAAGTCTCCCGGCATGGTACAGACTACTACCTCAACGGCCCCAGTACGCACGCCGCTAGAAGAGCAGAAGCAAACCTCGCAACTCTGCTCTGCTGCTCATCAGATCGCACAACAGCGATCCTGATCCCCTCTCCCCGTACAACAGTAGCGGAGCGAAGCGCAGCGTCAGGTGCGAAGCACCGCATCTGGGAAAACGCAGCAACCGTCGGCTGCAACGACTCCGTACACGCAGGATCTTGCCGATTCGCGTGACGTAACGAAACGCCAAACGTTACGCGTGTTCGCCGTAACAGATGCAGTCCACCGTAACGGTGCAGGAGAGAGCAAGCAGACCATCAACACGGCCTGCACTTGGACAAGCACCCAAACCACAACAGCTTGTGGTAGGACAACGGTTGCTTGCTACATAAGGTAGGACCAGGGAGCAGAACGACAACAACTTCAAGATGCACGGCAGTCTTGCCGAGAAGATTGAAATGGTTGGCCCTTGGGAAAGGGGGGTGGTAACAAACCGCGAGCGACCGCAAAAAGGGGGGTACCCCCACCCCACCCCCCTGGCGTGCGCGGTCGGGCGTTGCGCCTGCCCTGGCGCGGCGCGGCATGCCCCCTGGCGTCGGCCCCTCGCCCCCTGGCGTGCTGCGCCCTAGCGTCCTGGCGTCGGCCCTGCCCTGCCCCTGCCCTGCCCTGCCGTCGATCGCCCTAGGCGTCGGGTGCCGGCAACGCGGGCGCACCTTGCTCCCCGGCGCTCGCCAGGATGGCCGCGATGCGAGCGGCCCGGTCGGCATCGGTTAGCGCGATCGGCGCGGCGGGGTCGCCGGCCAGCGTCGTGCGCGTCGCGTCACCGTAGGTCGCCGGATGCCATGCGCGGGCTAGCCGTTGCCGCGTTTCGATTCGCAGGCGTCGATGCGCCACGTCGTCGGGGTCGTCGGTGTCCCTCGCGTCGGCGATCCGCAGGCATTCGGACGCTAGCCGGTCGGCCGCATCGCGGCGAGCATCGGCCAGGGCCTGGGCGAACGCGGGGTCGGCCTTCCTCCGCCCCTTCACCACCCCCTCGCTCGGCATGCCCGGCCGCAAAGCTATTTCGGCAAGAGACTTCCCCTCGCTCACAAGCGCCACGACCGCCGCCGCAAGATCGGGAGACCATGCACTATGTTGCACTTCGCCGGGCATGGCCGGCGATATAGTGCAGTGTTCGTCGCGACGATGCGCCCCACACTACGGGCGGGGCGGGGCGGGCCGCTATTCGTCGGCGGCTTCCCACGCGGCTTGCGACACCTCGCGCCACACTGCGGCGATTGCGTCCTTGCGAGTTCGGTAGCCGTCCGACCACACGATGCCGATAGGCGCATCATCGGGCGCGAAGTGCCAGTCGCCGTCGTAACCCGCCGCGACGCCGTGGCGGGCGGGAAGGGCGGCCCGGCGGGCGTGGAAGACCCGCCAACCTTTTGGCGGCTTCACTGCGCGCCCCCGTAGGCTGCGGCCAAAATGCGGGCGCAATCGGCGCACGCGGGGACGGGGCCGGACGGCGTGGCCCCGTAGCGGTCTGCCATTTGTGCGCAACGGTCCCCCGTCCAGGGTTCCGCCGCGCACGGGGCGATGCCGGGATGACCGGCCGTTTCGTTCGTCTGGTTTCGCATCGGTCTACCTACTCCTGCGCCCTAGGTGAAACCGCCCCCGCCGTGGGCGCATCCGGCGGGGCGGGGGGAAACTTAACCTACGGGTTGCCGACCGTCAAGGGCTGAAGTGTGCCGCGCCGCTACCGTGCGCCGCGATAGCAACATGAGGCTTCCTCGACGCCGCGCCGTCGCACAATCGGCAAGCGGCACACGTCGTGCCTTTGGTGACGGCAACGCAAGGGACCACACGTCGGGAATCCAAGGTAGGCGGCATCGCGGCGGCATCGGCGACAACCAAGAAAGCGCGCCACCCTTGCGCGGCCGCTTCTGCGGCTTCCGCCACGGTATCCACGCTGGCCATGCAGAGGCCCCGCAGATCGGGCCGCGTGCGCCACCGATGCGTGTAGCCGGTGCGCGGCACGCTAGCGGCGGCGGACCATACGCTAGCGGGGACGGCCCCAGGGTCACCGTATGCGCCGATCCGTAGGGGGACCGGATGCCACGCCACTACATCGGCCAGCGTGGCCACCGGATAGCGGCCCCGCTTCCATGCGCGATACACCGAAAGCGGGGCTTGCCCGACGTTCACGTAACACGACCGTTTGCGCCCCTTCGCCCTATTCCCCCGATGGACGCATGCGCCGCAAATTGCCGCATCGTCGCCGGACCGCACCGCCGCCACGGGGTCCACATCCTGGCGGATGATCCAGGTTTGCACCATCGCGCCAGTTTTCCGATTGTTGCTTCTGACCGTGGCGATGACAACGATGGGCGCACCGTCGATCACGCTGGCACCGCGCCACATTTCGTAGCCGGTCGGCTTAGCCATGGTCGCCCCCTTGCCGCAGCACGGCCACGGGATCGGCCCCGGTAGCCGCGACGATCGCGGCGACGGATGAAACAAGCGGGCAGTCGGTCGCCGTCTCGATGCGGGACACGGCCTGCCGCGAAAGGCCAGCAGCATCGGCGACCTCGCCTTGCGAAAGGCCAGCGGCGATGCGGGCCGATCGCAAGGTAGCGGCGAGCGTTTCCAGGTTGTAGGCGTAGGCTTTCATTCGTAGCGCGCCCCCTCCGCCGGGTAGTATTCCTCCGGTTCCGCGTTCCGCCATTGGACGGAATACGCGAAGCCGTCATAGGCTACCGAAGAAACCCGCCCGATGGCGAATGCGTGCGGGCCGAAATCCCTACGAAATGCCGCAACCGTGGCGGCAAGCCACCGGGCCGTTGCACCGTCCAAGTGCCACGCGGGGATCCCCGCATCGTCCGGGTGTTCGCTTTCGGCAACGGTTTCCGGGTAGCCGTCGGCGTCCACATAGCGAACGGCGGCAACGCGGGAAACCAGTCTCCCGGCATCGTAGTACCATCCTCCTTCCTCCGGCCCACCGTAGTGGCGGTCGACGTTGTAGACCGCGAGGAAACCCCGTTGCAATCCGGGGGAAGCTAGAACCGGCGCGGGTGCGCCCGTAGTGTCTGAATCGTGCATCGGATCGGAACTCCTACCGCCCCCCTACGGGGCGGTGCCGCGCGACTAGCGGGCGGCGCGCGTGAGGATAGCAACCGCGCCGCACGATGCAACCCCCGGCGGGCGAAATATTCTGCGCCCCCTTCCCGCGCCCGCGTTCGCCTTGTGTTCGTTCGCCATCCGTTGGCGCGGCGGAACGCCCAGCCTCGCCCGCCCCAGGTTCGCCCGGCGGCCCTCGAAACCCGATCAGCCGCGCCGGCTTTGCCGACAAGGGGAGTGCGGCACCTGTTCAGGCGTCGAACGTGTGCAGCTTAGGGGAGTGCGGCGATGCGTTCGGCCAAGTCGGGCCGGTGGATGACGGGCGGCTTGGGCTTGCCTCTGCGCTTCTTGCCCTTGTTCGGGTAGGGGTTGTCGGTATCGACCCACCGCCACTCGACGGCGAGCGTATTGCGCCGCGCCATGGACAGGATCGACTTGACGGTGTGAGGGTTTAGCTCGAACTGCGCCGCCAGCTTGCGCCAGCCCAGCCCCCAGTTCTCGTTCAGGTCGCGCAGCTTCTGCACCAGCGAGTCGGTGATCTTAGCTCGGTGGTGATGCTGGCCGCACTTGTTTCCCAAGCGGCTGACCTTGATCCGCACAATCGCCATGGTGACCTCCCTGCGTGAAGCAGCTGGAGCACACCTGTAGGCGATCGCCGTTCCAGCGGCGGGCGGTCAAGCCCATGCCGCCCATTCTGCGCCCGCAGGCTTCACAGCAATCGTCAGTCGTGCTCACGGTGCCGGCAAGTGTGCGCCGGCACCGCAAGCGTGTCAATCACTGGGCGTCGAGGAAGTCCTCGGGGCGCGGGGCGTTGGGGTGGTCTTCCATCGGGGGAGCCGAGGGCGGCGTCGCCTCTTCGATGCCGATCTTGGCCTTCAGGGCCGCCATCGGGTTGACCGGCGGAGCCTGATCGACCGGCTTGGCCTGCTTGAGGTCGTAGGTCTCGTTGTCCGCCTCGACCACGGCGTCCAGATCCGCCGAGGAAGGCAACCGCTTCATCAGCCGGCGCAGGACGGTCTTCTTGGCCATCTCCTCGTACCAGCTAGCCCACGGGCCGGCGTCCTTGGCGCGGCTGACGTTGCGGACCTTCTCGATCTCGTCGAGGCTCATCACCTCGCGGTAGATGCCGCCGTCCTTCGTCCGCGCCACGGCGTAGGCGGCGATCACGCGACCACGGTCGCCGTCGAGGCGCGGCTTGTGGACGATGCGCTCCTCGTCCCCGAGTTCGTAGTCGAAGGTGTCGTGCTCGTGGACGGTGTGCGCCGAGATCGACTTCAACTCGCCCGAGTTGCGGAGCTTTTTCAGCAGCCCGCCGATCATCGGCATGTACTGGACCTGCGGCCCGTTCTTGCTGCGGAACACCACAGGCGCAGCCTCGCGCCCGTCGAGCAGCAACCCATCCTGGGCCGCCTTCATGGCGGTGGCGAACAGGCTGCGCCGGTCGCACTCCAGAAGCTGGGGGTTCATCTGGACGGTCGTGATGACCGTGCGAACGAACTTGCCCACCGGGATCTGCGGCGGCAGCGCGACGGCGAATTCGCGCTCCATGGTCTGGAGGGTCTGACGGAAGCCCTCGATGGGCGAGAGAGCGCGGGTCTGTGCCGGCGCGGGAACGTTGCTTTCGGTCATGGTCACTTCTTCTTCTTGGTGAGGCGGAAGGCTCGGTAGCCCGAGCGAGCGTTGATCGTCTGCCCGACCATCTCGGGCGTGATGATCTTGCCTGCGCTGCCGGCGACGACGCCGCAGGAGATGGTGGCGAAGCGGGAGCGGATCTTGCTGGCGGTGCCGGCGTCGTACAGGATCGAAGCCTTGCCGGCTTCGACCTGCGCTTCCCAATGTGCCGCTTGCTCCTGCGCGTGCAGCAGCGTGGCGATCTTGGCGTCCAGCTTCTCGTCGGCCTCAAGCACCTCAAACTGGTTCACATCCATCAGCAGGCGGCGCACTTCGTCGGCGTCGCGCTCAAAGTCTGGCAGCGGAGGAGCGTCATCTTCGATGCTGCGCCAGAAGCCGGCCACTTGGAGGCGGATCGCTTCATGCACTTGCTTGTCGGCCTCGCGGTGCAGGATGTGCGCGCTGTTGCCGCCGGCAAGCACGACGATGCAGCCCCAGGTCAGGCCAGAGACAAGAAGCTGCGCCTGAAGCTGCAACTCGATGTGCGTCGGGGCGATCAGCGACTCGCCCTCGCCGTGCCACTGGTCGACGAAGATGTGCTTGTCCACGTTCTTGACCTCGATGAGGCCGAGGTGGCCATCGCGCTCCGCTTGGAAGTCGAACGACGCGCCGAGGCGAAGCTCGGGCAGCCGCTCGTAGACCTTGCGCGGGCTGGCCTTCCAGCCTTGGTCCTCTGCGACGCCGAGGGCGATGGCCGACTCCAAGCGGCGGCCCCACTTCATGCGCTCGTTGTCCGCCTTGGTGGCGACTTCGCCCGCCTTCTTGCGGTGCCAAAGCTCGTAGACGGTGGTGTACGGGGAAACGTCGAACAGGGCGGCGACCTCGGTCGAGGTCACATCGTGCGCGCGGGCTGCGAGCCACGCCTGTTCGTCGGTTACGGGTGTGCTTTCACGTTGCATCTTGGTTCTCCTTTTCGTCCTTGGTGATGAGGTCAGCGACCCACGAGAGGTCATCCATCCTTCTGCTCGTGGGCAAAGATGGACCGGTAGCCATGGCCGTGTGCCCCGAAGTACCGCTGGATGGCGTCCATGAGGCCATCGTGTACCTGCTGCTGCGTCCCAGCCTCAAACGCCTCCCATGCAGCAGCGTCAAGGCTGGGCCATCGATTCATCTTCTGGTTCAGCGCGCACAGGCTCGGCCACAGCTTCAGCAGCAAATTGCACAAATCGTTGCTGGTCTGCGGAAGATCGACCAAGAGAGCGGTCGAAGGCTCGTTGTTTTGCATCTCGCTCATGCCCTTGCATGAATACCCAGGAGGGCCTTCGGCAGCAAGTGGAAACCGAAAGAAATCTTGCTACTCTACGCAGGCATGAAGCAACCTACGCTGGAACAACTGCTTGAGCGCGTCGATGGCACCTGGGACGAGGTGGCCGAGGAGCTTGGCGTCTCGACGCGCACGCTCTACAACCTGCGGCTTGGCAAGGTGAAGCCGCATCGGGCTACCCTGCTGGCGATAGCGCACTACCTAGAAGTGACGCCTGCTGCCGTCCAGAAGGCGATCGCTGCCGGCAGCTAGGCTTGTAGCTCTTGGATGTGGACATCGACGCCGGTCGGGCGGCCCACGGGGGCATACCACTTCGACGCCATGAGAACGGTAACTTGGTCGTCGTCCTCCCACCACAGATGCATGGCATCAAGGACCGCCTTCGCCAAGTTGTCGATGTCCGGCTTGCTGGTGTGCGGGCGGGCCTTCTCGCCTGCGTATTTGCGAGCCTGCAACGCACGCGGGCGCGGCATCCAGAACACCAGCCGCACCAGTAGCGGCCCCGTCAGAAGGGCTGAAGGCCTAGCAACCAGCGACGCCGAGGCGACCGCCGCCTTCCAGGCATCAGCAACGCTCGGCGTGTAGATCCGCACGAACTTACCGCGACGAGCCGCCTTGACGCGCGGCTGGCCTTTCGGCTCGCCCTCCGCGAAAAAGTGGTAGCTCACTTGCAGGCCAGCTTGATCGCGGCGATGCACTTCTCGGCGTCCTGCCGCACCTGAGCAAGAGCCTTTCGGTAGCCAGTCTCGTGCAGCGGCACGCGGCGACCGCCAACTTCCACCCACACCCGAGCGTACAAAGCAGCCCGATCGGACGTCTCGCGCATGTCGTAACCGTAGTTCATCGTTGCTCCAAATACTCGCGGACCCGCTTTGCGGCTCGCTCCTGTTGGTGGATCTCTTGCAGGCGCTCAATCGCTGTAGGCTGCTTGGGAATCCTGCAATCGCGCCAGATGGCATACAGCAGCGCGGCCACGGCCACGATGGCAAGCAGCCACAATGGCGCATTGCTTCTTCGCGTAGTCATGGAGACTTCTTCCGCTGTTCGATCAGAGCTTTGATGTCCGCGCGCTCCCACGAGGTAGCGGCGCGGTCTAGCCGGTCGTACAACGCCAGAAGCTCCAGCGTGTAGGTCGCGTCCTCTTGCCGCATGGTCAAATCGTTGCGCTGGCGATGTTGCTCTTCGCACGAGGACGAACAGAAGCGCCACTTGCGCTCGATCGGAATGCGGGCTCCACAGTGGCCGCACGCTTTTTCGCGCACGCGCTGCCGCTCCAGCGACTGCCTCTTGCGCAAGTTGCGGCATAGCCGGCAGAACCGCTTGCCGCTGTTGCTGTCGAATCCAATGGCATCGGGCACCGCCAAATCGTGCCCGCGATGGCAATGCGTTCTGCTGCGAAATCCGGCTCCGCTCACTTCTGCCTCCCGATGTCGATCACGGTGAAGGACGCCAACTGCTGGCCAACGTAGTCCGCCAACTGCGTCGGCATAGCCATGACCGTCAGCCCCGCCACGCCGTCCTTGGTCGCGGCCTCGATGTCGATGCGACCGATGTTGTTGCGCTCGGCTGCGTGCAGGGCGCGGAACAGGGCCTGCAAAAGACTGTCGTCAACGGTGTTCATAAGCCTGCCTTTTTGCGGTTCCATTCTTGTTGCAGTTCGCAGCCGCTTCGCATGTTGCACAGACAGTTCTTGCACTCTTCGTTCGGGTACGGGTTCTTGTCCAGCAACTTGTAGTGGGCTGTGCGCAAGCGGCGGTGCTCTTCACGCAGAGCGTCAAGCTTGGTGTGCAGGCTGCGCTCCCGATCGCTCGGTGTCGCGGCGATCTGAAGATCGGCTTGCAGGTTGCGGACTAGCTGCCGCAACCGTTCGGCGTCCATCGTGTCGATGTCTCCGGACAGACGGTGCTCCTCGCACCGAGCGTTGCCGGCTTCGTCTCGATGCGTCGCTGCCGCATCACAGCATGCGCACGGCCACATCGGCCAGATTGGATTTCTCACTTCTTCCCCCTCGCCCGCTTGGGCTTCTTGGTCGGCTCGATGGTGACCTCGACGCTCTTCACGTTGAGGAAGCCGTAGTAGCTGGCTTCCAACGACGCCATCTGCTGCGTTAGAAACAGAGATGCCTTTTCGTAGCTGTTGCGATGCAAAACGTCGCCATCCATCAGCGCCCACGCCTTGAACGTCTGCTTTTTCACTTCTCCTCCTTCGCCCGCTTGGGCTTCTTGCGCTTCGGTTTTGCCTGCTCCTGCTCCACGACAATCGTGGACTGGGAGATGTAATCACCTAGCACCGTGAAGGAATCCCTGAGCCTTCCAAGAGCAGGACACGAGTCGTTGCTGTCGTGCCGGTCAGCAGTCTTGTGGTGCAAGTGCTCGCACCTAATCCACGAAAACATGACGGCGAGTTCCTCAAGCGCAGAGATCGCCTTTGTGCGCGTAGTCACGGCGTCCCCTTCGCCGCGAGCGCGGCCAGGACCTCTGTGATTGCGTAGCCGCTAGCCTCGGCAATCGTGTATTCCTCGCAACTGCACGTTCCGCAGTCGGCGTCCGAGCATCGCTGCGTCAGGCATGCGTGCCATCGGGCACCGATTAGCGTAAGTGTCATCGTGCGGTATAGCGGGCTGCTGTCGCTCATAAGTTTATAGAGGTCGGCGGTGGTCACGGCGTATCCTTCGCCGCGAGCGCGCGACCGAGGACGAAGAACGCCTTGCCAGCACTCTCAAAAGTTCCTCGGGTCGTCTCCAGCACATACTCCCTCGCCGCCACCTCGATGGCGCGGAGCCGGTCGACCTCGGCGCGCTGCATCTCGTTTGCCCGGAGTGCATCGAGTGCCCATGTTCCACCCGCTTCGCGCAACGTCGCGGCGTGGACGGCAGAACAGTGGCCGAAGCGGATAGCGAGCAGCAACGTCTCGTTGTCGATACTGCTCACTTCCCGTTCTCCTTCGCCGCGAGCGCGGCCTTGAAAGCTGCGAAGCGACTCCGCTCCATCCATGCCCAAGCATCTACGGTGGTGCCGCGCATCAGCTTCACCGCCGCCGCCTCGATCGCGCGCAGCCGCCGGATCTCGGCGATCAGCGCGGGGGCGGCGCGGAACAACTCCCGCTTGTACATCTCAAGGCGGTCCTGCCAGTCGAAACCGCTTCGGGCCAGCAACGCCATGTTCTCCAGCTTGTCGATGTCGATGTCGGTCACGGCGTCCCCTTCGCCTCTTGGGCATGGAACTCGTGGGTGTTGCAGCGTGCTGCGTCGAACCGATCGCAGGTGCATCCTCGCGTGTACGGGGCGTTGAACAGCGAATCCTCCTGCTCGTGTTGCGGCAGACGGTCCAGCGCCGCGAAGCACTCCAGGTGCCACCGCACGACGCCAGGGCCGTCGCTGCCGCCGTACCGCTGGCGGGTGTACGGCTCGCCAGCGTTGATCGCGGTCTCGCACCAGTCGCACCGGTGCTGCCGACGCGCGGACTTGACCTCCTGCTGCGAGATGAGCGTCACGGCGT